ATTGTTCATCGTCCTTTATTTCAAGTTAAAGCATGGCTAGTTAGAATAAAACCAGTTGAAGTTGAGTTTCCACATGTTAAGCCGATAGCAGCAACTAACTTTAAAAAACCAAAGCTAGCACGGTCTTCAGATACGAAGTATAAAAAAGCGTTAATTATTCCAGATGCTCAATTTGGTTTTAGAAGAAGTTTTGACACGGGTGCATTAGACCCTTTTCATGATAGATATGCGCTAGATTGTGTTTTACAGGTAGCCGAAAAAGAAAAGCCAGATATAATTATATATTTAGGAGATATGCTAGATTTACCAGAATGGTCAGATAAATTTTTAGTGTCTCCAGAATTTTTCTTTACTACACAACCTGCAATTAACGAACTACATTGGTGGACAAAAGAATTTAGACAGCATTGTAATAAAATGATTTACATTGAAGGCAATCACGAGTTGCGAATGAGTAAAGCAATTTCTAAAAACATAATCGCAGCTTATAATTTAAAGCCAGCAAATCAACCTAAAAAACTTCAAATGACGATACCTACTTTATTAGCACTTGATGACTTAGGTGTTGAATACTTAGGACCTTATCCTGCTGGAGAATATTGGTTAAATGATAATTTGAGAATATCTCATGGCACGTTAGCTAGAAAAGGAAACGCAGACACAGTAAAAGCAATTTTAGCTCAAGCTAGAAATTCTGAAATTGTGGGACACATTCACAGACATGAAATGGCTCAAAAAACAGTACACCCTAGACAAGGTATTAGAACTTACGTTGCATATTCTCCCGGAACAGTTGCGCGCATTGAATCTAATATTGTTCCTGCGTTTAGTCCAAGGAACGATTGGCAACAAGGGTTTGCTATTGTAAACTATCAAGACGGAAATGGTTTATTTCAAATTATTCCGCACAGTATTCATAATGGGGTTACATTATATAATGGGTCTGAAGTTCAAGCTAGAAAACCAATTATTAATAAAATAAAAAAAAATATTAAATTTTAACAAAATTATTATTTTATTTTAATAAAATACACACTAACTTCACAAATCATATATTAAACTAATTTAAATATATGTAAACTAATTTAAACTTAACTAAACAAGGAACTATTGTGAAAGAAAACTTTCTTACCATATCTGACGTAGCAAGCGAGCTTAAAGTATCTAAGTGGACTGTTAGGCAATATATTCATTCGGGAAAACTTAGGGCTAGTAAGCCAAATGGTAAAAATTTTATTATCATGGCAACGGAGCTTTATAAGTTTGTTAATAATACTGAATATAAGCCAATGGTTACTTTATAATTATTAGTTCTTTTATTTTTTTGAAAGAACTAATAATTAAAAAGGTAACCTATTGAGATGACCAAAATAAAATCCAAAGCACGGCAACATTGTGCTAACTACAATACAGGAAAATGTTTAGGGATTATGTTTACTCGTATTGACGGAAAGCTAACTGTCGTTGCAGATAAAAACTTTGTTGGAAAAGATTGTATTGTTGAAAAAGGTAATTGCGCTTATTTTAATAATATTGTTTTAAAAAGCGTATCTAGGAATAAACATGCAAGAAGATAAAATATTAAAAATGAAAGTAGACCCACCAAAAAACACTTCTATTGAAGAATTAAGAGAGTTTTACAGGCTTGTTTACACTTTAGCCGAAAACAAAGGATATAAGGTAACTCCTAGCAACCAAACAACTGAATATTTAAAAGCGTTAAGCATTGAGGAGAAAAGTGAAACATAAAACAGAAGAAATTATACTTGATGAACTTCACGGTGAAATTAAAGACGATAAATATAACGATATACATGTTGACCAAATTCTTTGGAAAATAGGAAAAATAGAAGACGAAATAAAAGAGCTTGAAAATAAAAAAATAGATTCGATAGAATTTTACGACAGGAGGATTGAGTCTGTTAAAAAACAATTAAATTATCGAGAAGAAATTTTAAATGGGTACATGAACCATCAATATCAAAATACTGATAAAAAAACAGCGAATTTACCCAACGGAACCCTAAAACTAACTACAAGAACAACTCGAATATTTGGAGAAGACCAAACATTATTTGATTACTCTTATAAAAATAATATTGCCACAAGGGTTACAGAAAAACCAGACAAAAAAGCCATTATTGAGCATCTTAAAAAAACAGGAGAAGCTCCAAAAGACTACGAGGAAAAAAGACAAACTAAGTTCTCGTATAAAACAACAAAACAACCAACCATAAAACCGCGAATAGTAGGAGAAATAAAAAATGCCAGTTAATATACACGGAAAACAATACAGAACTGTTGCTGAAAGAATACAGCTATTTCACAAAGAACACAAAAAAGACATTAAAAGCATTACAACGGAAATATTAAAAAATGATGAAAACATGGTTTTAATGAAAACAACTATTAAAGTTGGAGACAATGTTTATGAGGGGTACAATCAAGAAACTTATGGCTCTTCGCACATAAATAAAACATCTGCTCTTGAAAATTGTGAAACCAGCGCAATAGGTAGAGCGTTATCAAGTGCTGGTTTTGTAGGAGAGGAATTTGCCTCGGCTAATGAAGTTCAAAATGCTATTAAACAACAAGAAAATGGAGTTTCTGTAAGACCAAAACCTTCCAAGCCTAAACTTTTTGTTAAAACAGACTTGCAAAAACCATTAGATTGGAACGAGGAGATGCGAAACCGAAAGCTTGGATTTGGTAAAAATAAAGAACTTACATGGAAATCTCTTGAAAATAGATTTTTAGATTGGATTATTAAAAATATGCAAAATGAACAAATAAAATCTTATGCAAATGAAGAAATTATTTTTAGAAATACACAAAAAACAAACTCTACATCTTTTAAAAAAATAGAACCAAAAAAAATAAAAAAAGAAGCTATCGATGAGCTTTTTCCCAAAAACTCTAAATACAATCCTTCTAAAGAAGAAGCAGATAATATGGCAATAAATCAATCTAATTTTATTTCAGAAGAAGAAGAGAAAAAACAATGGGAGGAGTTTGCAAATGATTAATTCACAAAAATCAATAGTTTTAAATCATTTAAAATCTAAAGGACACATAACAAGTTGGTATGCAATAGAAAACTATAAAATTACTAGGTTAGCCGCGATTATAAATGATTTACGTAAAGAAGGTTATTCCATTATTACCCATAAGTTAAAAAAAATAAATACTACAGGTAAAAGTTCTAAATATGCTAAGTATGTTTATGGAGAGCCTATTAATGTGGGTAATACTTACAAACTATCATTTGTTTAGGGGGATATATGCCAAGCAGAAGTAAACAAAAAGGAAACAGGTTTGAAAGAGAGGTGACTAATATCGCTAAGGATTTTGGCATAAAATCAAAAAGAGCCTATGCTAGCAACGGGCTTAGTTTAGGTCACGGAGAGGAAGTAGACGTTTTACTTACTTCAAAAAACAGAGATTGGCGAGTGCAGTGTAAAGTTAGGAAAAGCATAGCAAATTGGATAAAACCAAATCCTAAACAAGTTGATTTACAAGTTGTAAAAGAAGACAGGGGTAAAATATACGCCATACTTCCTTATGATGATTTTTTAGAATTAATACATAATGAAGATTATAGCGATGAAAAACTAGAAGAAGAGAGGGAAGTCTATAACGAGAGAGTAAGGGATGTTGAAAGTGCTATTAAAGGAATATAAAGTTGGAGATACGGTTACTGCTCAAACTACAAATGACGACGGAGACACTATTTTTATTAGCGGGGAAATTAGGTCAATTAATGAAAATATTGTTTTTGTAACTAGAAGATTTCCAAAAATAGAACATTTCTCAGTTAAACTAAATAATATTAAAAAAAAAGGAAATTGATGCAAAAATTTAAAATAAATAAAGCGCCAGCGTTTCAGTTTTATGCTGGAGATTTTTTAAGCGATATAAACGTTCAGTTGATGACAATGTCTCAAAGGGGAATATATATAACATTACTTGCAAACGAATGGATTGAAGGGGAATTACCAAATAATCTTCTTAAATTAAAAATGCTTTGTGGTAATCCTATTAACTTTAAGACTGAATGGGACGCTATTAAACATTGTTTTGTAGTAGAAAACGGTAAGTTAATAAATAATCGCCTTGAAAAAGAACGAGGTAAAATGGTTTCTTACAGAGAAAGAATGTCTGACGCTGGAAAGAAAGGGGCTAAAACTAGGTGGCAAAGTAATGGCAAGGCTATAGCTAGGCTATCCAATAAAGAAAAAGAAATAGAAGTTAAGGTAGAAACTAAAAAACAAAACAAAGAAAAAGATTTTAAATTAGAATTTGAAAAAAACTTTTGGAAACAATACCCAAAAGGAGATGGTAAAAAAACCGCTTTAGAAAAATATATTAAACACAGAAAAAACGGAGTAACGGAAGAAATAATTATAAACGGTTTAAATGACTATAAAAAACATTGGAAAATTAGCAATACTGAGGTTCAGTTTATGCCAATGGCTAGCACTTGGTTACATCAAGAGCGTTACGATGACGAACTTATCAGCGGAAATAATATAATTAAAAACTTAAATCCTGTTAAAAAAGAACGTTATTATATTTGTGATGGTTGTTTAAAAGAAAAAACAGTTGATTTTAAGATTATTAAATCCGAAGATGCTATTTGTGAATGTGGAGAGGGGTTTTTTATAAGCAAAAAAGAATATCAAATAATTCAATCTAGCAAAAAAATAAGCAAAAAACTTTTAACACAAAAAAAAGAAAATATTAAAACGGAAAACTATAATGAAGTTGAGTTTGATAAAAGTTTTAATTCGATGTTAAACAAAATTGGAGTTTAATATGCACATAATAGATTACATAATTAGCGAAAGGGCTGTAAATGTAAAAAAACTAAAAGACTATAAAGATAGAGCTATTTTAAAATATTGTATTCCATGTAGAAACGCGTATGAAACAAAAGTAGGCGCGGATATAAAATATAGAAACTTTCCTTCTTATAAATTAAAAAGAGAAATATGTCAAAATTGTAAAAAATTGGGGTATAAAAATTGTTGAATATTACACTGGTTGGCACTAAGTGAGTATTTTTTTTAGAAGAATCTTCTATGTCAAATGATTATACCCCAAAAAAATATAAAAAAGAAAACTACGACAGTAAAAGAGCTGATAAATGTGTTAAGTATTGCAAAACTTGTAGAGTTTGCTGGGAGATAATAAAAATTTCAAAAGGAAAATCATATACTGCATATTACGGAAATTACCCTACGTATGGAAAAACTAAAGAAATATGTGAAAGATGTCAAAAAGATTTAGGCGCGCATGAACATTAGGCTACTCGCAACTACAAACCTCTCAAAGCCTATTTGCTCCGCATCAGCAATCCTAGTGCGCGCCATTTATTTATTACATCTGAAAGTAGGGATATTAGAGATAACACTAACTAATAACAGTTTGCTAAACATTATTAATTCTCGAAACCCCTACTTAACGATGTAACTATAAGGATTTAACTATGAATAAAAAAAACAAAATAACAAAAAATAATTGGCTAGCACAAACCGTTCAATTTGATGTTTCTGGTGACGATTCCCAGTATAACGATAGTCTTACGCTAGAATACGGAACCCGTAAAGAAATGTATCGTCGTCAATTAATGCTAGGTAGAACTAGCAAGCTAGAAATTGATGATAAATACAAAGATTATTTAAGGTTTTTTAAGAACGAAGAAGAATTAGAAAGGGAACACAATGATAATACTTGACCCTGCAAATTGGATATTAGACTTATTGTTATTTAGTATATCTATGCTTATGATAACTGTTTCTATTTTTATAATAAGCGTTTTAATAAACGTATTAATAATTTGGTTTGAAAAAAAACTAGGAGAAATGTAATGATTACAATGTGTTTTGTTTTTTTTATTATGGGACTTTTTACTATTTATTTATATAAAATTTGGGATATATAATGATATATTGGCTACAATCTTTATCAGAAAACGGATTTGACGTATTTACATTAGTTTATATAGCTATTTTAGTTATAATCAACCATTATATGTTGAGGTGGTTTATTAATATAAAAATTGAAAATTTAGAAAATAAATTATTACGCAACGCGCGATTTAAAAACGCTAGCACAAATATTAACAACTATCCAATAGGTACAGGTTTTGCTCAAAAAGATTTAAAAAAGAGAGAAGAAAATGCTTAAAAAACATTACAAAGAACAACGCGACCACTTAGGGGCGCACTTAAAAAATAGCGCAAGTAAAATATATCAGATTACCGACGGAATAATACAGGTAACTAATTATGCTAGAAAAGGGAAGATAGGAAAAGGTTCTGCGTTTAAACAAATAGAAAAGTTAGCGTTAGAATTAAAACACTTTAACGACGTACCAGCTAATGTATCTTATAAGTTTTCTCCTATGGGTGTTTTTGACACAGAGCAGAAATGGGAAAATGAAAAAAATACTAATAAAAAATTTATATTATCTAAAAATGATGCGGATAATAAAATTTATCCTACTTCACACGATATAAAAAAAGCACTTAGTTAGTAATTTGTTTATGTTTAAATTTAACAAACAACATACCTAAAATGGTTACTACTCCGTTCTAAGTGTGGTTGTTGGTTGTTTAAGGGGGAGTGTGGTTACTCCCCCTTTTTTATATATTATTTTAACCTTGCTTTATCTTTACACACTATAACATCTCCAACAAGAATATCGTGCCAATTTTTTTCATTATCCCCTAGCCATAACTCAGTAGCTTTTATATTAGCTGGTTTTTCTTTTAATTTACCTTCTTCGTCCATTACTATTTCCATGCTAGCATCTTGAGGGGTTACTATTTGTATATACCCGCCAACAAGTTCTTGCATGGTTTTTAAATCGGGCGCTTTATTTATGAATGTATGTATTTTTGTTCCGTTTGGGTTGGTTGTGGTTGTCATATTATTTGCTTTCCTTTATTTCTAGCTTAGAACTAATTAATTCAGTTTCACCTTTTTTTATTTTTCTGTCCTTTAAAACCATTTTGTTTTTCTTTTTATCATGTTTCCATGTTTCCTCAACCGTAGTATCGGTATGCCATTTTATGTTTTTCATAATCGCTCCTTTTATTAATTAATTATTACTTTCATAAAACCAAGTAATAATTAATTATATTGCCACATTTTATAATTTACTCTCCTTCTGTTTTATCTTCAAGACCATTTAATATTCCTCTAAGCCGAACACAGGAAATAGTTCAACTTGTCTTTCGTTTTTTTTGTTTAAAAAGTGGCAAGCTAGCGCACCGCCGTCGTTACCCTCGTCGTCCATTTGAGGTACTAACCATGTGCCGTCTTCTAGCATAAGCATAATTGGTCGCTTATACCACATGTTGTCTTGTGCTTCTTTTGAGTGCATATATTCTACTTTAGCAATACGTTTGCCAAGTAGTAATTCACTTGCTCGTTTTAAAAAGTCGTTTGCCATTTTTTATTTTCCTTTGTTTATGTTAGTTCTACGTTGATTTCTAAATATTTCTCGTCGTCCATTACAAAACCAATCGCGTTTTCTTTTAGTTTTTTCTTAGCTTTTTTAATTGAATCCGCCTTTACAAACCCACTTGCGGTTATTGTCCAATGATATTCTTTCACTTGCTAGTTTTCCCCCTTTAGTCTTCCCTCGCCGTCTCCAGCAAAGCTTTGTTCTTTTAATAATTTTATAGCGTATCTAACACCGTTTATGTACCCAATATCAAAAGCTATTGAACCTTGGTCGGTGTGTGTTTCCCAATTATCTACCCAATCAGAATCGTTTATATAATCGAAGTCATCTATAAGTGATTGTTCGGTTTTCTTAACTACTTTTTTTAATATTTTTAATATTGTTTTCATTTAAAATCCTTTTTTTTAGGGGGTTATATCCTGTGTCACTTGGTTAAGAGTCTCTAAGTTAATTAAATTATCTTCGGCAACTCTGCGAGAGGTTTTATTCTCGTCTTCAATAACCCCCTGTGTTGTGCTAGCTTATGCCTTAGCGCTTATTGAGTCTTCAAGATTTAAAAGACCTTGAATTAACTCGCCTGTTTTTTCAAGACTAAACGCTACACCTTTTTTAGTTGGTGTGTACTCGTCGTTTCCTTTTAATTTTATCCAGATTCTAACCTGTCCAAACGTTTTTTCGTTTACGGTGTCTTTAGATATTCTGATTTGCGTTGAAGGTGTGAGTTCGACTTTATGTAGTGTCATATTGACTCCTGTTTTTTTGGTTGTTTATGCTTCAGCTAACACACTTGAGCTAGCTTGTTTAATTAATTTTTCAAGTTCGTCGTCTTGGGGAATTTCGACTCCTATCTTGGTTCTGATTTGTACTTTACCGTCTTTTGTTTCTGTTTCAATCCGAATAGAGCTTTCTTTTGGAATTGCCTTTATCTCTCTTGCTAGTGCACTGCCATTAAAAACTTGGCTATTACCAATTAATATTTTTCTACAGGGAGCAATCATTTTATTTATATCGAGCATTAAAAACGAGACTAGCTTAATCCTAGCATTTACACTCATTTCTGAAAAACTAATGTTTTTGAGCGCTCTTGCTATTGAATTAAGCCCTGTATTTAAAGCATAACTCATCAAGGTATCTACGTTATCTTTGTTTTCATTAGGAATCATTTTTGATATTTCCTTTGCGATTTTTCTCATTTTCTCGTTGTCAATTTGTTCTATTTTTTTTTGGCTCATACTTGGCTCCTGTTGTTTATTTAATCAATTATTACTTTCACAAAACAAAAGTAATAATTAATTAATAGGTGGCTTATACAAGGCTCATCGCTTTTGAATATGTGCTACCAACTATACCGCATTGAATAAGGCGTTGGCTATGTAGGTAATATGCTCTTTCATAAGATATTTCTCCGTCTTGATAATAATTTTCGGGCGCTATGATTGGTACAGAAATTGCATATAATTGTTTTTTGGTCAGTTTAGTATGGTCAATACCAACTTTTTTTATTTCTTTTAATGTGTACTCGTTCATTTTACCCCCTAAACCATTTAGGCTTTTCAGCTATATTTTGTAAGGCTTGCGCTAATCCGTCCACCGCTTTATCATCAGAAGAACAAAATCTTTGCTCGACTACATGCAATAAGTTCAGTTCACGCTTATATGTATCTGTTGTTTCAGCTTGATAGCCTAAAGTTTCATTCGATTTGTATTGTTGTTGCTTGAGACCGAAAATAAAATCCCTAAATAAACCGCTTAGTCCAGCGCTCATAAGCCTGTTAATATCTAGCGGTTCGTTTGGTTTTTTAATAGGAATTGAAATTCCTAAATATTTCCAATCGTGTGTGCCGTCACCAGCATATCCGCCAAATTGATATGCAACAACCTCGACAGCGTAACCCATTTTAGTTAGCATATCACTCGTTAGTGCTAGAATCGCTCCAAGCCTAGCAAAGTTTTCTTCTTTGTGTTGCCAAGACATAGAAACATTCATTCCTATTCGTACATTAGCACGCTTAGATTTGCGAATGGTTGTGTTCCAATATTGGTCGTTGCCACCCATTAATCTCGACATACTTAAATCGTCGCCGTCGTCCCTAGACACTCGTTTACGTTTACAAGATAATCCCTTGCCTACGAATTTAGATATGTTCATTTTGTTTTCGACTTTAGAGCGCAATCTTTTGTATAGATTTATAACGGCATCTGATGTTTTGCCAATTTCTAGCGCTCGTTTTAAGTTTTCTCGACCCACTATATGTTTTCCATATATCCATTGTTCTCTACTAGAACCAGATTTTCCGACATTNTCAAAAAACAATTTGTTTTCATAAATACATTCAAGCATGGTTCTCATGTCAGGCATATTAATTACCGCATGCNTGCCTTCAAATTCGTCGTTAATAATTTTAGGTTNTAAAATNCTATTATATACGTCGCTCATTATTTGTACTCCCTTTTTAATTGTGAAACATTAACTTTCGATTTTTCCTCGATAGTCCAACCTGTAGTAATAATATCTAAGAATTGACCGTTACTTTTTTGTGCTAGCAACCATTTTTGACCGTCGAGAAAAAGTCGGGTGCTAATAGTACGTCTTACATGCTCTGCATTACATCTGCTACGTAAATCCCATAGCATGCTTGCCGTATTTTGGAAATCTCCGACCAGCGCTCTCTCTATATTCTTGTCATAGTCTACATGAACTTTGACGGCTTGCAATCTATCTAGCGTAGCTAGGTCTAATTGACCTCGACCAGCGAACTCAAAATCATTTCCGTCACCCCATGTATTACTCGCTACCGCTACATGGAATTTTTCGTCCTTGAGTACGAATGGATTATTTTTATCGTTCGGAGTAGATAAAATCCCTTGGTTGTCGAAGACACTATTAAATACTAGACCACAGTTTGCATCAAAACCGTCAAATTCATCGAGACATAGAAATGTACCATTTCTAAAGGCTCTAGCAACTGCTCCGTCAATAAATGTGCCGTCGAAAGTCATTCGTCCTGTCATGTGTGATTCTGTGACACCAGCGGAACCTTTTAAATACTCGTAGGTTCCGTCTTTAGCATCAAAACCCAAAGCCTTAGCACATTGTTCTATCAAGTAGGACTTACCAGTCCCACTTGGTCCACAAAGCCAAACTCTCCTAAAGAGTTTAAGACATTCTAGCACAAAAGCAAATTGCTTATGNTTNGTGCCGTCAACATGTTTAACCTCGACCTCATTAATAAACACCTTAATTGGTCGTTGCAAATGGCTAATTTTTTCATCTACTTTTCTTTTAAGTTCGTCGGTCTTAGTATTAAAGGTTTCAATTAAGCCTTGCTCAGTTCCTTGAATGGCATCGCTAATTCCGTCGTTAATTACAGGCTTTATTTTATCCAATACCATGTTTGCCATCATATCTTCAAGTCCGCCATTATTTGAGGGCGCAGTTGTTTGTGTCGGTGCTGGTGTTGGATTTGGTTCTGGAACAGGATTTTTAGTTTTACCTTCACCTAAAGGTGGAATTGAACCCCCTGTCATTATAAACTCTATGAGTTTATCTTTGGGTGTAGTTTGAATCCATGAGCGAGATTTCCCAAGTTGCTTAGCTTTAGCAATAGCTAGCTTTTTGACTCTGCCATGAGCCATCGATTCGAGTTCTTTTCTTGTGTATGGTTGCATATTTTATCCTTGCCGATTTCGGCGGTTTGGTTGTTGGTTGATTTTTATTAATTCTAGCTTTTTCAAAAGCTCTAAAAGCTAGAATTAATATTATAAAACTTTATCATGTGCATGATAATGCCTAATAAAGCGAGTATGGTTATAACAGCACCAAATATATTTGATGCTAGAAATTCCTCTACGCGTTCTAATAATTTCATTTTATTTTCCTAATTGGTTAAGTTCGTTAATAAAGCCATTGGTTATTGATTCCAATTTTTTCTTCGGAAACAATCCAACTATTACTCTCTGTGCATACCCATAAGAACACCCAAATTCCAAGGCTAAAAGCCTTGTATAGTTATAAATCGTGAATATTCTTTGCTCTCTTTTATTCGCTTTTTTCATTTTCAATGAATTAAGATAATCTAACTCGTTATAGCTACCATTTATAAAATGATTCCATAGCTGATGTCCCCAATTACTAAGTAATTGCTTATCTAAAAGCGTTTCTTTGATTTTTTGTTTTATACTCATTTTACTCTCCTGTTGTGGTCAAGATAACTAGCTTTTATAAAAAGCATAAAAGCTAGAAACCTCGGTTTGGTTGTTTTTCTATTGAACAGAATCTAATTTCATTCTTACATGAAAATTTTCTTTTTCATAAACAACGTCAATAGAACAATCTCTTAGATTGTTAAAGTCGTAAATTTCTTTTTCAAAATCAAATTCACCTTCGGTGTCTTTTATCCATTGAAAAGAATTAGTTGTTTCATCAAAATAGATTATTTGCCCTTGAATATTTGCTATTTTCCAACAATGCCCTGTATAAAACAGGACAGAATCATCTAGGTAAAACTCTCCCTGTTTGATATTAAACACTTCGCACTTAGGAATCCCTATTCTGCTTTCCATATCGGAAATATACTCTTCGTCGTCTCCTGTGTGAGTCCATAAAAAGCGCTCTTTTAATGCTTCTAGCATTAAGAAAAACTTCCTACATTTACGACTTTCATAAACATTTTCTTTGCTTATACTATCGTTAGATAACGTAGTTATCTTCCTAGGGTGATTTATTGATATTGGAAATACTACAATATTTGTTTGCTTTATAGTTTGGTCTATTATATGTTGCATTTTATTTTCCTGTTTTGGTTGTTTATTTACTAAAAACTTCTTTAATGGTTTTTTTGTCGTTGACTACGTCACTATGCCAATTAGTGATTTCCCAGCCTGTTTTCTTGATTTCTTCGCGCATGTCTTGGAGTTCTCCAAGAAAATTATTTCGATAGTTCATTACGAAGTAAAAAGATTCGGCTGGTGTTAATNCAAGGCTAGCTGGTAAGCTAGCATCTATGTTTGAAAGATTGTCTTTTCCGTAAGTCATTTNCATCAACTCACCTTTGGTGCAATTGTCTTCTAGTTGAAGTTCATTTAGTTGCATTTTTTCTCCTGTGGGTGTTATTATTAAAAAAACTACTCCCTACCTACTCCGAGAGTGTAGGGTGTTCTTGGTTAAGTTATGGCTTTGCCATAGCTAGGCTATAGCTAGGNTATAGCTAGGCTATAATTAAGCGCATAGAACCCCAGCTAGGAATCGAACCTAGTAACCCCTTACAGGGTTAAACCGTTTTGGGGTTAGCTGTGTATTCTACTCTACGCGTGATTTCTAGTACACGCGCAATTATCAATAAGACAATCGGTTGATTCGTCGAATGAAAATCCAGCTGGGATTTGTATTTTCTCCTCGTGGACATGGGTAGAACTTTCCCAAGCGCGACCGTCGGATTCTAGCATAGCTAGGTTGCCACTCTTCGCGTTTAACCAAGCTTGCTCTATTTTCACGCGTTCTTGTTCTGCTTGGAAATCTTCGGCGTAAACTTCTAGCGCGTTAGTTTCTTCACCTGTGGGTGTGAAGTTGAATTCTTCTTGGATTAACTCTTGGGTGTTCTTTGGTACGCGCTCTTCATTGGCGGGTGTGTTATTTTCGTATACTGCGATTGATTCGTTCATGGTTACTACTCCGTTGTTACGCGAAGGGTGGTTCCTTCGCATGTGTTTAATAAAAAACCCCCACACCATCGTGACGTAAGGGTTCAAATCGTCGTTGAATCATCTCCAGCGACAACCAAACTTACCAAGGAAACCCAGCGAAACCTAAACAAATCTCACTATACCCTCACTATAGGGTAAGCTAGCACAGGGTTTTTAGCATGGTTTGGATGAGCATGGAGCCAGACCAAAGCCAGCCCAAAAAAGAAATGATTGCGCCCGTCGTGAGTGGAACGCGAAACGCGTACTCAACGAAAAATCCGCCAGCCGAACGCATGCGAAGGGGGGTGTCCATACGTATAGTCCCAACCATCCATTTTTTGCACAGTTTTTAAGTTCTAAGGGTATATTTTGCAAAGTTTAACTACCTCTAACTATTTATATTATTACACTTAATAGCTAAGCTATAACCTAGCTATGGCTAGGCTATGGCTAGGCTATACAGGGTCTGCTATAGCTAGGTTATACAATATAGAAGAAGAAGATGAAGTTATAGTATATATAAGATTTATATTTTTTTTTATTTTATATATAAGTCTAAGATTTATAAACCTAAGATTTATAAACCTAGCGCGCGAACTCAATTTAAATCCTTTTAGCTAGTGTAACATTTTCGTTATATTTTGAATGGGGTAAATAATTATTTTTATCCAAAAACTCGGGAGTTTAAAAATGGCGTATGAACATAAGAATAATACATTCACTTTATTTTACAATGAAGGAAAAGAAAAAGAAACTCAACCAGATTTTACAGGTCAAGGTAAGATAGGCGATAAAGATGTAAAGGTTGCTGGCTGGAAAAAATCAAATCAAAGCGGTAAAGAGTATATTTCTTTCAAGGTAGAAGAAAAAGAAGATAAGGTTCCCTTTTAGTATATGAGTAAAGCAAAAACAAAACACGCAAAAAGAAAACTTAAATCCGCCGCATGGACTCGCTCAGAAGGAAAAAATCCCGAAGGCGGTTTAAACGCTAAAGGAAGAGCTAGTTATAAAGCCGAAACTGGCG